CGGGGAGCTGGGATGACAGGGGCAAGTTCATCGTGGTAGGTCTTTGGACCTATCGGGGTAAAGCCTCCAACCCGACGGTGGTAGGCCACTACAAGACATGGCTTAAGGCCGCCGCGGTGAGGAACATGCTCGAGAGGTGCAAGGAATAGCTTTGCCGGCGAATATTGACACTGGCTGATCAGTGCCGATAGCATGGTGGCATGAGCGAAGCAATCCAGAGGCCCCAGCCTCCCAGGAAGAACCTCAACGCCACCGGACCGGCTGAGAACAGCCGCAACAAGCAGGTGGGCATCCGAGTGGCCGCGATCAACGCCGCGGTACACTTCTACAGCGACAACCCGAATGCCATAGCCGACCCGGACAGCGAGTATGCCCAGGGTCGGCTTTTGGCGTTGGCTTCCAAGATCGAGCGATGGATCGGCCGCGACGAATCGGCGATCAGCGAGCTCGAAAAAGAAGCCGACGGAATGCGGGACGGCCTCTCCGTCATTCGCGGCTTGCTCGCTGGGGAAACTGCTCAATCGATCGATGCCACATTCCGTGAGCGACTCCTGCGCGAGGCGAGGGTGGTACAGTAGATGTTCATCTTCCAGTGCGTAGTAGCTGGTGTTTGCGTCGTGGTGGCTGGGGGAGGCGGAATAGCCGCCATAGTGGCGGGATTCATCGAGGACCACCAGAACAAGGTCGAACGAATAGCCAGAGCGAGGGCCCGGGTTGGGTCGGCCGAGGAGGACTAGGCCTGACCAAGTTGATGTCGAGTTGATGCGTCGGCTTTCATATGGCTACACGGTCATTCAAGCCCATGGTCAACTCGGCATTAGCTTGTCTATGGCCAGAGATAGAGTCAGAGAGCTTAAGAGGTACTCTGGTGCCCACACCCTACCTCATCTGATGTACTGGATGCATACGAACTACCACCTATGGCCCCAGGTGAGAAAGCATCCCACACCCAGCCCTGGTGAACTGAGGCTGGCGGTACTTCAGATGAGGGCTTGGGGCCACTCGGCCGAGGAAATTCGGACTAAGCTGTACCTCAGCAAAGCCGGATATGAGCGCAGGATCAATGAGACACACCGTATAACCCGCACCAACAATGATGCGCATGCCGTCTCAGTGTGCTGGTCAGAGGATATGATCGTCTAGCGTCGCCCCGTGTGGGTGATGAGTGACCGTCCCGTAAGGGTCCGGCCAACCGGCCGTAGTCCCTTGACAAGTCGCTCGTGAGATGCGATCATCAACATGATCTCGCCGGAGCGGGTCCCTTTTGCCCACGGGAGGGATTCGCTTCGGCGGGCGGTGTTTCTAAGATGCTGGGAGGAAGACCATGAAACCGGCTACGGCTCGGGTGGTCGACTTCCGCGATGCCGAGGAGAGCCCCGACGAGGACGCTCGGCCAGTTAATGCCAATGGTGAACTCATGACCGGGAAGCAAGTCCGGGCACGAGCTCGTCGTAAGCTTCAGAAGGGCAAGAGGCTTGACGACGAAACCTTCGAGGCTTGGGCTGGCAAGCCAATCGACCAATGGGACATCGAGGAACTCGCGCGAGGTCGAACCCGTGATGGCGGGGGTCGTTTCAGAGGCAAGCCGCCTCAGTACATGCCCCGCGCGGTACACGAGCGAATCGCCGAGCGGTTCAAGATGCTGGTCAGGGATCAGCTGAACGTATCCTCGGTAACTGCCCTTGGGGTCATCCAGAACCTGCTGATCAATGAGGAACTGGACGACAAGGGCAAACCGATCGTGCCGGCAAGCACCAAGCTGGATGCTGCCAAATGGCTGGTCGAGCACGTGGTGGGTAAGGCTGTACAGCCTACTCAGACCGACGTCTCGGTGAAGCTGCAGGGCATTCTCGGTGCGGTCATGGTGAACCCGATCCTGGGTGACGCTGATGGGCCGCCTGCTCTCCCCCGGGGCTACACGGCTGGTCACTTCGGTACTCGAGGTGAGCCGGTACTCGACGTAGAGTCGGAGTGGGAAGATGATTGACGCGGCCTGCCAGATCTGCGGTATAGTGGGAAAGACTGCCCATACCGAAGCGGAGGAGGCTGGGATTCGCAATCACAAGTTCTCCGAGAACGGGGAGCTGGTGACCACGGATCGCCGGCCCAAGGCCGTGGCTCAGACCCAAGCGCCTACGGTGATCATCCGAACGGTCGATACCTCACTCCGTCGGTTGCTTTTCCAGAAGGGTGTTCTCGACGATGCGGACCTCGCCTCTCTTTTCAACTTTGACCTCGGCTCTGCCCGAGATCGAGAAGCTGGGCCGGCTGAGGGAACCTAATGAGGCTTGCGGGATCCTGCTGGATATCCCCTGGCGCAAGTCCGACGGCACCATGAGCTTCATCAAGGAGCTCCCCAACCGATCGATGCAATCGGGCAAGTACAAAATCAATCCCGTCGACTTGAGGTTGGTCCTGGAAGGCCTCGAGGATGTCGAGGATGTTGCCATCTGGCATACCCACCCATCGGGCTTTCTGGGCCCCTCGGAAGGCGACTTGCTTTACCGCCCCGATCCCCAGATCTGGATGGTAGTAGTAGCCCTGACCGAGCAAGGCCCCGTAGCTACCTGGTTCTGAGAGGAGGATCTCATGGTAAGGATCGACCCGACCCACTACGACAACTACAATGAGTACCAACTCGGCGGTTCGGAATACGGGGGTGTGGGGCCGACTCATAACACGGTCCAGCCCAAGGGCGCTGAGGCTCTCTCTGCCGGTGATCGGCTTCGACTGGGTTACCTCGTCGGCGACCTCACCGACCCGCTCAACCAGCAGCCCGAGCTCAGCCTGGAAGACCGACGTCAGATGCTGGGGCTCAAGCCCGCCGGCGCAAGTCGGCCGGTATGGCTTGCCGGCACAGGTCGAGTTCCCGAGGCCGAGATCCTGGGTATCGAATACCCCGATGAGATCGCCGAGCTGGATCCCGATGAGTCGGGAGGTATCGGATGACCGCCCCACCCCAGGGCAGGATCTTCCGGAAGGATCTTTACTTCCAGGAGACCGACTACTACCCACACAACGGCCAGCGCATCGTTCACTACAATGGCACCCGCCACCGGGTCCTGGTGAACGGCCGACGGTGGGGCAAGACACTGTGCGGAGCCAAGGAAGCCGAGTGCATGGCTTTCGTGAAGAACTTCCTGGGTCAGCCTCAGATCGGGTGGATCATCGGCCCGGAGTACACTGACTGCGAGAAGGAATTCCGGGTCATCTACGACTCGCTGCGGGCTTTGGGTGTGGACCAGGTTTCTGAGCGGTTCACTAACAACCCCGATAGCGGCAACATGCACATCAAGACCAAGTGGGGTTTCGATCTGCAGTGCCGGTCTGCTCGGCACCCTGAGAGCCTGGTCGGTGAAGGTCTTGACTTCGTACTGATCGTGGAAGGCGGCCGGCAGAAGCGGAAGATGTGGGGTGACTACGTTCGCCCGGCACTCTCCGACAAGCGAGGTTGGAGCTTCACCTCCGGGGTTCCCGAGGGAGCTTCTGAGACCTCGCTGCTGTACTCGCTGTATAACCGAGGGCAGGATCCCACCAAGAAGACGTGGTGGTCGCAGCAGATGCCCTCCTGGACGAATAACATCGTCTTCCCGGGTGGCCGTGAGGACCCCGAGATCATCGAGGCCCGCGATGACTTGACCGAGGATGAGTTCCGCCGGCAGTACGGGGCTGAATTCGTCGACAACATCGGTCGAGTGATGAAGGAATGGGACGACGATGACCACATCGCCGACCTGGAGTACAACCGCAAGTGGCCGCTGTATGCGGCGGTAGACTTCGGCTACACCAACGACTGGGTCTGGCTCTGGATCCAAACGGATGAGTGGCAGAATGTCTACGTCATCGGCGAACACCGATTCCGGCTCAGGGACACCGAGGATATCGCTCGGCTGGAGTTCAAGCAACATCCTCTTATCTCCAAGCTAAGCACCATCTATCCCGACCCGGCCGCGCCTGATGATTCTGCCATTCTCAGGCGAACACTCGACAAGCCCACCATGCTCAACACGGGCGGCGAGTTGAAGACTCGGCTGAGCTTGATCAGGAATGCGCTGAAGCTGCGACCGGCGCATCTCCCGGATGGTCATCCCGAGAAGCGACCTCAGTTGCTTATCGACCGTAGCTGCAAGGACCTCATCTTCGAGATGAGGGAGGGCTACCGATGGCCCGAACGACGTAGTGAAGATCGGAACGACTCAGAACTGCCTATGGATAAGGACAACCACGGGCCGGAAGCACTGGGTCGATTTTTCAAGGGCCACATGGAGCCACGCACTGAGACTCGCCGATCTCGGCAGTCCAGTCTACGAGTGAGGAGGAGGTGACGACGTGAAGAGCTACGATGAACTCGGACCCTATGCCAACGTGCTTCAGCTTGGTGGTGCTGACGGCTATGACTGGTTGCCGCCTGCAGCCCGGGATCGAGCTAACGCCTACCTGAAGTACGACCAGATCTACTGGAACGACGCCAATCAGTACCCGGTTCGATACCTGGATGGCGAGTTCCCCGTCTACGTCCCCAACGCTCGTACTGTGGTAGACACCACGGCTCACTACTACCTCAAGGGTCTGCAGGTAAACCCCAAGGAACCTGAGAACTCATCCAAGCTGACCGAGGCTCTTCGGAACTTCCTGCGGCGGGAGATGTTCTTCTCGAGGTTCCATACCGCGAAGCACACTGGGGTGGCCCGGGGCGACTACGTCTTCCACATGACGGCCGACCCGACGAAGCCCGAGGACAGCCGGCTTTCTCTGACTGCTATCCACCCCAGCAAGGTGGTCCTCGAGGATGACCCGGAGGACTGCACTCGGGTAGTCGAGGCTCGGCTGGTGGAGCTGGTTCCACACCCCGACCCCGACAAGAAGGACCAGGCAGTCAAGGTACTTCGGTACTGGTATGAGGAGACCGGGCCGGCGGGGGTTGAGGACAACTTCTACCCCGAGCTCAACCCCGATGATCTCCTGGACTACACCGGTATCAAGAGCACGGTACCGGGTGACCTGGGTGAGCGAACTCGCCGAGTATGGCGGGAAGAGCAGATCTTCAGCCGCGAGAAGAAGTGGTGGGAGGAGGACCGAGAGCTCCTTCGGACCACCCTCGAGCCCGAGCCGCTCCCGGACCCGATCGATACCATTCCCGTCTACTGGTTCACCAACCAGCAGTGGGACAACGGCCCCTACGGCTTCTCAGAGCTCCGGGGCTTCGAACGTACCTTCCAGAGCACGAGCCAGGTCGTATCCGATCAGGGTACCTCGCTCAGCCTGGAGGGTCTCGGGGTATACGCCACCGATGGCGGTGCCCCGGTCAACAAGAATGGCCAGGCGGCTGACTGGGAAGTCGGCCCAGGCAAGGTCATGGAGGTGCCGGCGGGTTCTTACTTCCGCCGAGTCGAGGGTGTGGGGTCGGTTCGGCCCAACATGGACCACATCGACTACTTGGAGTCCAAGATTCGTGAGGCGGGAGGCCTCTCGGATGTGGCTCTGGGTAGGGTGGATGTCCAGACAGCATCCTCCGGTATCGCCATGGCGATTAAGTTCATGCCCACGTTGGCGAAGCTGGACGAACGCGACAAGTCCGGCATCGACCGTCTGACCCAGCTCTTCTTCGACTGGCGAAAGTGGTACGAGGCCTACGAGGGTAGTAAGCTCGACGAGGAAATCGAAGTCACCATCGGCGACAAGCTGCCTACCGACAGGACGGGGCGGATCAACGAGCTGAACAACATGCTCGACCGCGGCGTCATCTCGAAGCAGTACTACCGAGCTGAGATGCAGAAGCTCGGCTACGAGTTCCCGGAGGACATCGAAGACCAGATCGACGAAGAGAAGATGAAGGAAGCCGAGCAGAAGGCTGCGGCAGCTCCTGATCCTCTCCAGCAGAATGCGGTGGATGCAGCTTCTGGTGCCAAGGCACCGCCTCCCGGCAACCAGCCGGGCCAGGTAACCCAGAAGAAGACCATCCTGAACCGCAGCAACAACAAGTCCAAGCCCAATGAGTCGGGCGGGACTGAGGCCAACCAATCGACAACCAAGCAGGCCAGGGGCGGGAAGCCCACGGTCAATGCTCGGGTGCCGGCAGCCAAGTAAATCGGGGCGGGATGCCCCATAGAACTAAGGAGCGCGAGATGCGCCGGATGAAGCACACACAGCAGGCCTGGTGGCTGAACCTCACTGCCTCGATCATCGGCTTCGATGACAACGGCGATGGTGGGGGAGCCGGCGATGGCGGCGCAGGTGATGGTGGTGATGGGGGCGCTGCCTCTGGAGCCGCTGGAGATGGCGACGGATCGGCGGCAGGCGATGGTGGGGCATCATCTGGTGGCGAAGACGTCTCGGGCCTCAAGAGTGCCCTCGAGAAGGAGCGCACCGATCGCAAGGCTCTCGAGAAGGAGCTGAAGGGCTTCCGGACTGCCGCCCAGACCAAGGCCGATGCCGAGAAGACCGAGGTCCAGCGACTGACCGACGCCAACGCCGCGGCGATCGCCAAGACCACCAAGCTGGCAGAGGGGTTCAAGACCTCGGCGGTTCGCACGGCAGTTCTGGAGGCTGCCGGCAAGGCCAAGTTCCGCGATGCCACCGACGCCTTGACGGCTGATGTGCTCGCCGCCATCGGTGTGGAACAGGATGAGGACGACCCCACACAGGTCACCATCGATGCTGCCACCGTGACCGAGGCCATCAAGCAGCTCGCCAAGAAGAAGCCTCACTACCTCGCAACTACCACCCCGGCCGGCGGTCAGGGCGGAGGCACCCCGAGCGGTTCCAAGTTCGGCGGGTCCAACAACAATGGCAAGGTCGACCCGACAAAGGCGGCTCTTGCCGAACGATACCCCGCACTCCGCGGACGTATCGGCAACTAACCAGAAGGGGAGCTAGACGCCATGGGTGCAGCTCGCTATGACAAGTACGAACCGATCTCCGGTGGTTTCCGTGCGCCGCTGGCCGCCGACCTCACCTTCGACGCGGCGGGCCACTTCGGCCCGAAGGCCGTCTCCCTCAACGCGAGCGGCCAGGTCGTCGTCGGTACCGCCGGGCAGTCCGGTGGGGTCGGGGTCCTGATCAAGAACGTGCCCCTCTACCCGAACCTGGGCAACGTCGCCGGCGCGGTCAACCAGGCCGTGCCCATCGGTGGCAAGGCGGGCAACGTCGTCGACATCATGACCCACGGTGAGATCGTCTCGATCCCCGGCCTCGCGGCGGGTACCGTCTACTACGCAGCCTCCGACGGCAGCATCACGGCGACTGCTCCCACTCCGGCCGGCACCAACGGCTACATGGTCGGCTACACGGTCGAAGCCGATCGCCTGGTGGTCCGGTTCCAGCGGGTCCAGGCCTAACCACCCTCTTCCATAGCCCGCTAAGGAGTAAGGACTCCCACACATGAACATCAAGACAACCGCCCGCGAACGGCTGCTGGGCTATGCCTTCCCGATCCTCGGCTTCGACGGCCCGGGTACTCAGGGCGGTGTGAACGAGCGCGCTGACATCCTGGTCCAGGCTGGTGATGGTTCCGATCTCAATGAGATCTGGGCCGAGATCCAGGCCACCCTCGGAGTCTGGAACAGCCAGCGCAACACGCTCATCTCCCGGCTCACCTACAACGTCACCGAGCCGATCGAGCACGTGGGTGTCCCCGGCACCACCGACTTCGAGGAAGCCTCGGAGTACGGTCAGCCCCGCGGTGCCGCCGGGTACAGCTGGTACAACCGTGGCTACGACTTCAAGTTCTACGACCTGGCCCAGCGCTTCACCTGGATGTTCCTCGCCGAGGCCGGCCAGGCGCAGATCCGGAACCTCGTCAACCAGGCCTTCGAGGCCGACAACCGGCTGATGTTCAACAAGGTCTTCAAGACCCTGTTCAACCCGACCAACCTCGCCGGCGTCGCCGACAAGAACATCCCCACCACCGTCGTCAAGTTCTACAACGGTGACGGCGAAGTGCCGCCCACCTACAAGACCAACACCTTCGCCGGCTCCCACTCCCACTACGGCACCACCAACTCTCTGGTCACCTCTTCCACCCTGACGTCCACCACCCTGGACGCGGTCGAGACCGACTTCAAGAAGCACGGCTACACCCCCACCACCACCGGCGCCCAGCTCGTCCTCCTGGTGAACCCGCAGGAGGGCGCGCTCATCCGCGCCTACACCCGCGCCGGCGGCGCCAAGTACGACTTCATCCCCGGCAAGAACTACGGTGGCGGCATCTGGCTGCCGAACAGCAACGGTCTGGTCGGAGCGCCGCAGGGCATCGTCGACGAGGAGATCGGTACCTACGGGCCGTGGCACATCGTCGAGGAGGAGTACGTCCCGGCGGGCTACCTGGCCGCCCTGGCCTCCGGTGGCATCGACAGCCTCGAGAACCCGATCGGCATCCGCGAGCACTCGAACGCGGCCTACCGGGGTCTCACCATCATCCCCGGCGCCCGCTCGGACTACCCGCTCACCGACTCCTTCTACCGCCGCGGCTTCGGCACCGGCATCCGGCAGCGGGGCGCGGGCTTCCTCGTGCAGGTGACCTCGTCCGCCACCTACACGGTCCCGTCGATCTACGCATGATGAGCTGACCGGGGGTGTGGAGGACTAAGGTTCTCTCGGAAGCACACCCCCGGTCTCATCGATAACTCAGAAGGAGAAGGACATGGCGGAGAAGAACCCGCTGGACGAGATCGTCGAAGAGCTCGTGGTCTTCAAGCACGAGGACCCGAACCACCACGACGGGCACTACTTCAGCAACAGCCCGATGTGGCACGACAGCCGCATCCGGGCCCGCTGGATGGAGCTCTACAGCGACGAGTCCCTGGCCATCGCCAGGGCCAAGGTCGAGGTGGACGACGAGGACATCGAGGACGTCGAGGGCGACGACTACGAGACCTGGACCAACGACGAACTCCGCGGCGAGCTCGCCAAGCGTGAGCTCTCGGTCGAGGGCAAGAAGGCCGACCTGGTCGCTCGACTCCGCGAGGACGACGACAAGGAGTAAGCCATGGCAGTGCCGACCGCGATGGAACTGCTTCGGCTGTACATCGACGATGTGGTACCCACTGATGGAACCCAGCCGGAGTTCAGCAATGATGCACTCCAGGGGGCCTTGGATCAGGCTTTCGGTGATCCCGAGCGGGCCGCAGTCGAGGGTTGGCGATGGAAAGCTGCCAAGGCTTCGGCGATGGTCGACGTGACCGAGGGCAATGCCTCCCGGGCCATGAGCGACCTGTTGAACCATGCCCTCGACATGGTGACTCACTTCGAGAAGTCCCGGCAAGGCCCAGTTGAGGGCCGGACCACGATCGGCACAATCAGGAGGAGGCGGTTCTGATGGACACTACCATGACCCGGAGTCTTCGCAAGGTCATGGCTGCGTTCATCGAAGCCGATGGTCGGCAGATCACCATCTACCGACCCGAGTTCTCCCAGACGGCCACGGGGGGGTATGCTAAGGGTAACTACACCCAGCTGCCCCCCCAGACCTTCCGGCTGGTGATGTACAAGCGCCGGCTCACCGACCTAACAACCTCCAAGGCCGACGGCGAAATTCCCGTTCTGCCGTATGTTCTTGTAGGGTACTATAATAGCAACATTCAGCGAATGGATGAGTTCTCCCTGGACGGGGTCTTTTACCGAGTCCAAGGGATTGAGCCCCATACCGCTGTTGAGCTGTATACAGATCGCAAGGTTTCCCAGCTCATAGCCCTGGATGGGGACAAGGTATCATGGGCCTAGGTAGCGGACTATTCATCCGGAACTCACTTAGCTCCGGCCTGGCTCATGCTGAGATCGCCTTCCCTCACCACCTCGAGGAGGAAGTGCTGAACACAGCCACCGAAGCTCTGGCCTTTGCCAAGGAGCATGCTTCCTGGAGTGACCGGACTGGTGATGCCCGAGCTGGGCTGGATGTCGATGTTCGGTGGGAGGGCAAGGTCGTTGTGTGGGAGATGTTCCATTCGGTCGACTATGGCCTGTACCTCGAGACCATGCAGAGCGGCAAGTACTCGGTCATCATGCCCACCCTAGAGCTCTTCGCTCCCGAGGTGGGCCGAGGACTGCGTGAGAGTGGGGGCAGTTTTGACTAGCGCAGTTCGAGCCTGGGTACACTCTACCCTGCTTAACAGCTCCTACACTCAACCGCTGACAGCGGACCGGGTATTCCAACAGGGCAGTATACTGACCTCTCAACGGGTCAAGCCCTACCTGGTCCATCACTTCGGCAACCAGACCGACGAGGGCATGTCTGACGAAGACAACTTCCAGCCGAGTCGGCAGTTCCTGCAGATCTACATGCACGTTGACCAGGGCGACTACGGCCCGATCGACGAGATTCAGCCTCAAGTCAAGTTGGCCATGTCCACACTAAGTGGGCGCCCCGCTCAGCTTGCTGGGGTTCATTACCTGGAGACCAGCCAAGATCTCCAGGATGAAGTACTGCAAACCTACTTCCGCTACATGCGGTACCAACTCATCCTCTCGAGGTAACCATGCAGATCAAGTACCTGGGCCCTTCCCACTTCCGAGTGCTGGGCCCCGAGGACCTCGCCAAGTTCGGGGTGCAGGGATTCAAGGAGACCAAGTGGGCTCGGGATGAGCCGACGGACATCGACGCCAAGGTCGGCAAGGCCCTGCTCGACAACCTGCCGGACGAGTTCGCCGAGGTGCCCAGCTCGCCGGCATCGCCTGCGCCCAAGGCCTGATCAGGGGCCCGCAAGTACTTCCCGGTGGGGCCTGAATCGGTCTCTGCGGCCGAGGGCACCCATTGCGGGCCCCATTGGGTAGCCAGCTTTACTCATCGATTTACGGACTCGCTGGGAGCTTTACATGATCGAGCTTCGGTGCAGCGGGACCATGCACGGCAAACTTGGCAACCACATACTGGAGGTCAAGTGCGGCCGCCGAGGTTGTGGTGCGGTCAAGGGGGTAGTGGTCCTCCACACCTTCGACCTGGAAACCGGCCTCCTGGTTGGTACCAAGAAGTACGCTGATCCGATAAAAGAAGGGGAGCATCATGCCTCTCGGTAATACTCTGCCGTTCGGCCTCCGGGACGTTCGGCTCTACCCCCTGACCTCGGCTGGTGCCCGAACCACTGGGGTCGACCTGCCCGTCTCCCGTACCTTCAGCTTCAAGGAGACGGTGTCCGCGGAGCAGCTCGAGGGCGACGACGTGGTCCAGGCCATCCATGACTACCAGCC